TTGCTATAAAGATGGTCTTTGGATACAAGCTTACAGATAAGGACAAGAAGTGGATAAGAGAGAATATACCCTGCGAATTACACCACGAAGAGGAAGAGTGCGAGGGAAATAAACAAATCCACAGAATACATAGACAAGAGCCATACACTTTAAGGAATATTCAAGTTATCTGCGACAAAGCACATAAAGAAATACACGGATGTGAGAAAGGAACGGTGAACAGATGAAGTGCAAACATTGCGGTCAAGAGCTATTAGGTGAAGCCGACAGAGAGTATTGGACATGTCCGAGTTGCGGTGAACTGAATGGTTAATACAAGAGAGAAAGGACAAAGAATTGAAAGAAAAGCTAAAAAATCACTTGAGAAAAACAACTATAAAGTCCATAAAGCATACATGGGCGGCAAATATAGAAAGAACAGAGATATATTTAATCTCTTCGACTTAATAGCTGTCAAGGAAAACTCTATCAAGTTCATACAGGTTAAAGCGAACAGAGCCTCTGGACAAGCCGAAATAAAAGAGAAGAGCGACTTTATACCTGAGTGGGTAGATATAGAGCTATGGGTGTGGATGGATAGGGTAGGTTGGCGTATCAAGAGATTAAATAGAGAAGATGATAAGTGGGAGACTATTCTTGATGAGAGATAAACCTTTATAAATTTGTGAATTAAAGAGATAAATATGAACNTAAAAGATAAAATAAAACAAGTNGATNTAAGTAACCTAATTCCATATANCCAAAACCCAAAGAAACATCCTGATTCTCAAATAGANAAAATAGCAAGTTCTATAAAGAAGTTCGGCTTTACAGTTCCGATTCTAATCAAAGGAGACAACGAAATAATAGCAGGACACGGAAGAGTAGAAGCTGCAAAGAAATTAGGAATTGATGAAGTCCCAGCAATAGTAAGGGATGATTTAACAGATGCAGAAGCAAAAGCATTTAGAATAGCTGACAACAGAATAGCAGAGAGTGACTGGGACGAAGACCTTTTGGAGATGGAGTTCGAGGAACTGGAAGAAGAATTTGATTTGACACTAACAGGTTTTGACGAGGAAGAAATAGAGTCCGTAGGCGACTGGGACGTGTCAACAGAACTTGACCCAGACAAACCTCACAGAGACGTTGAGATGGTTCCACTTGAAGATATAGAAGCAAACACTTGGAATCCGGGAGAGATGACCAACCGAAAGAAAACAGAACTCAAGAGGTCGATACGGGACATAGGACTTCTCGAACCGATAGTGTTACAGAAGATGGACGAAGGATACAGGATTATTGATGGAGAGCACAGATACGATGTGTTTGCAGACCTTGACAGAGAAGCGATACCAGCCAGAATTTTGAAGGTTACTGACGACGAGGCAAAGGTTCTATGCTACACACTCAATAGAACGTGGAGTGGTTTCTCTGGCAACAAGAAAGTGGAACTCCTTTCAGACATAGAAGGGAGAAGGTCGCAAGACTTCATACAGGAAATTTCTGGAATATCGGGAGGAAGTCTTAGGAACATATCCGAACCTGGTTACGAGGAACAGGACGACCTCAAAGACGAGGGAGAAATTACGATGAAGGAATACACAGAGGACGACTTCGAGGAAATCAAACCAGTCATTATGATAGAGTTTGAAAGTGTCCCAGAGGCAGAACAAGTCAAAGGAGAACTCGAAGAGATAGCCGAGACAAAAGCACAGGCAATAAAGGAACTTCTGGATAGTTATGGGTCGTGAAGATTTTTACGATGGGTTCAAGTCGATAGGCGAGACGATAACACCTGCGTTGAAAGTATGGTTCAACGGGATGGCACTCAAAGCAGACACTTGGAAGAGTTGCACTAATTTCTGCACATACTGCTTTGCGAGAGAAGGTCAGAAGTCGATGATAGAGGCACAGAAAATCAAGTGGAGTCCAAAGGTTGCGAGAGGTATGAACGTCAAGCACAAGAAAAAATCTTTCTTCGACAAGTTAGGTGAAGGAAAAAACCCATACTGCGAGTGGGCTGTGATGAACAACAAGTATGTAGAGTTAGGAACGATGGGAGAGACCTTTCAAGAACCCGACAGGAAATACGGAATAACATACAGTTTTCTCGATGTTCTGGATAAATACGAGATACCAATTTTCACCAACACAAAGATGAACCTTCTTGTCAAAGACGAAACATACTTCAATAAAGTTGCAGACCATTCAGCACCCGTTCTACTATCGCCAACATTAACCACAGTCGACGACGAGTTGTCAAAGAAGATAGAACCCAACGCACCAAAACCAAGCGACAGACTGGAAACAATAAAGAGGTTCAAGGAAGCAGGAGTTTCAAGTTGCGTATATACAGCACCGTTCATCCCGACAATAACTGACGCAGACCTTGAAGAATATGTCAACAAAATATTGGAGGCAGGTGTTGAGGCACTACATTTGAGGAACTTCTATATGTGTGCCAAACTCCATAAGAACGACTTTTGGAGTAAATACTACCAAGACAATAAAGACCTATTTTCTGGGGACAGACTCAAACCAGAGGTAATGGAAGATGCAGTCAACAAAGTCAAAGACCTAACGAAAGGTGAGGACTTGCAAGTGGTCGGAAGAAAAACGAGATGGTTTGATATGGCACCATTTGTAGGAAAAGCACCGATGGACTTACACGGAGAAGAGTATGTTGAACCACTTTTGGATTTCACATTAATCCCTATACTACGAAAGGTCAGACTCAACAAGCAAACGCCACAACTATTGGACTGGAACGAGATAGGTCACAAGAGAAACAAAATCGACTACCCGAAAGCAGTCAAGACACAGGAGATGGGTGGGGTTCAACTATTAGAAACGACTTGCACGATGGGGAAAAGATTCCAGAAGAGATACGAGATGGAAGGATACAACTTCATAACAAATATGTCTTGGGATGGAGTGAAAGCAAACGGAGTTGCCGACGGGAGAATTTCAGAGGTTGCAAGCATATTTAGGGTAACGAAGGACGGGGAATGTGTTGAGAAGGACGGGCACTATCTTTATGCATACATACCGAAAGAAAAGTGGGACGAATACGTTAATGACGAAGGCACTGTTCCTTACTCCGAAGCAAGGAAATTCAAAGTCCCACAACGGAAAGGAGGCACGGGTGATAAATATTGGAAACCAAGCGAACTCGAAAAAATATATTAGAGGATACGACTTAGATGGGGTTCTCGCAGGAACGAACAAACCCAAGAAACCCAAGTCCTACTTTGAGATGAACGGTGACGAAAGGAAGGCATACCAGAAGAAAACGAAAGAGGCATACAGAGAGGCACAATTAATAAGACATCCAAAGAGACCCTACCACATCATAACATCACGGAGACGCAAATACAGGGACGTGACTATATGGTGGTGCGAGAAACACGACCTCAAACCAGAGACCATAAACACTATGGACAGACCAAGAACCCAACAGAATATGATAGAGTTCAAACGAGAGAAGGCGAAGGAACTCAACGTGGACATCTTCTACGAGGACGACAAAACGATAGCCAAAAACTTATTAGGCAACGGGTTCAAAGTTAAATGGGTGAGACATATATGAAATGTGGTGCTGAACTACCAGACGGAGGCAGATGTCGGAAACCTGCGGGCTGGGGTAGGGACACAAACGAAGGTAAATGTAAAGACCACGTTGATTCAAAGAATCAAACTGCAAAAAAAGAGTTCCTCAAGTATTTGGAGAACCACGTCACAACTGTTCAGAGTGCTGCCCAACACGTGGGCAAACACGAGTCAACCATCTGGAAGTGGCGACAGCAAGACGAGGAGTTCGACAAGAAAGTGGAAGAAGCAAAGGGTCAGCAGAAAAAGAAAAGAGTAGAGAAGGTCAAGGACTCCCTCTTTATGAGAATTATCAAAGGTGACGCATCAGCTTCGGAAACTATCTTCTGGCTAAAGAACAACACCAAGTGGAAAACAAATCCAGATACCGTAGTAAATGTCCAACAGGCACAGAAACAACAGAACGCAAACCTAATGCAACGTGCCAGAAAGGTAATGAAGGAGAGGGAAAAAGAGCAATAACCCCGCCCGTCAAGGCGAAATGACCCCTTGAACGGGGGCATATACCATATATAGTGTGGTCGGAAAAATTCCCAAGGGATTTTTAGCCGAGAAGTAAAAGGCGACACTATATATAGTGGTGGTTAAATGAACGAGCAAGAACTGATCGAACAACTCATCATAGAGGAAGATGTCTACAACCTGTGTAGGATTCTTTTTGACGTGGAACTCACAGAGAAACAACAGGAGATAGTAAGAACCATCGCCTTCCGAAAGCACGACAGGGTATCAATATCTGCGTTCACGAGATGGGGCAAAACATTTTCCGTGGCTGTGGCGACAGCACTTTATCTATATCTTCACGAGGACAAACTCATCAACGAGATAGCACCCGTCAGAAAGCAGAGCAAGAGATTCCGTGAGTATCTGATAAACTTTATTATAGAGTGCGATGAATTGTTAGAGGAGTTAGATGTCCACGTCTCTGGAATAGAACGAATCAAAAAGGAAGTATCAAAAACAAGAATGACCTTCAAGGATGGAAGCGAAGTCAACATCAGAACAGCAGGTGGTCAGAACCTTGCACAGAGTTTGATGGGAGTAGGTGGAGACCTAATATTAGTTGACGAGACCTGCGACATAGATGAGGAAATTTTCAGAAAGAGGATAACAAGAATGCTTGGGGAGTCGAAGGATTCAGTATTGGTTGAGATAGGCAACCCTTGGCATAAGTCAAACCACTTCTACAAACACTGGCAGGGAGACAAATACAAGACCTTCCGAATCTCATATCATCAGGGATTAGAAGAGGGCAGGATTTCAAGGGAGTTTGTCGAGGAACAGAGGGACGAGTTGACACCGTTGGAGTTTCAAGTTCTCTACGAGGCAGAGTTCCCAGATTCAGTAGAGGGTGGTCTTATTAGAGAGAGTTGGATTTTGGATGCCATAAACAGGGAACTCGAACCCAAGAACGACATAACCAAAATATACGGACTCGATGTAGCATCACAGGGCAAAGACCTCACAGTTCTCACGGAGATACAGAAATGGGAAGAGGACGTGACCTACTACAAAGTTGTGGACATACAGAGTTGGCACGAAGCAGATACGATGACAACAGCCAAAAGAGTGGACTCATATATCAAGCAGGGACTCAAGCTAAAAGTAGACTCCATAGGAATCGGCAAAGGGGTCGCTGATAAACTAAGCAAGACGCAAAACGTTGAAAAGGTTAATGTAGGCAAAAGGGCACGGGATAAAGACCGATTCAGCAATCTAAAAGCAGAACTGTTCTGGAACCTGCGTGAGATATTTGAAGAGGGACGCATAGACATACCAGACAACCAGCAACTAAAGAACCAGTTGGTAGGTATGAAATACGACTTCACATCATCTGGAAAAATCAAGATAAAAGACCCAAGCAAATCGCCAGACTTCGCAGATAGTTTGATGTTGGCGTTGGCACAGAGACAGCACGAGGAACTCTCGATAGACACTATGAGTCAATTTCACCAACAGATTTAAAAGGAAGCAAGAGAATAGCTATGTATGTCCATAGGCGAGACCATCACAGAATCTTTTAATTCAGTAAAAGAGTTCTTCTCTGGACAGACCGTAAGTGGAGGACAGATACAGGACTACGCACGAACTACTGCTTTCGGTAACATAGAATATCTTAAAGGAATCTACAACAAGGCATTCCGAACACCACACAACGAGTTCCGAGAGTGCGAAAAGATATACAGATGGCATCCAAGCATAGTAGCAGGTGTCGAACTTTTCACGGACTCGATACTCGGTGATGAACTTTCAGTAGAAACGGACGACCCCGAAGGCAAACACTTCTTCGAGAACCACGTTATACCAAAACTTAAACCTGCACTCCGACAGGCGATAGAAACTATGCTTTACGGAGGAAACGGATACATAGAGATAGCAAGAAGTCCGCGTGGCGAACCCCTTAAAGTTTAATGCGATAGCAAGACACGAAAGGGTATACATAGATTACGACGGAAGATACAACCCGACTAAATACGTTCTGCAAATACCTCACGCAAACAAGGAAAATTTCCCGTCACACCACGTCAACTACTTGGCAGGACGAAGAGAAATTCACGGAGTAGACTTTGAACCTAATAATATAATACACTTCAAGTCGGGAGTATCGTCAATACCTATCTACGGAAGAAGTGGACTCGCAAGTGCTATCGACACGGGAAAAATCCTAAGAGAATTAGAAAGAGATATGGCAGTCATAGCAAGGTACAAGTCCGTAGGTAAAAAGATAATAACTATGAAGAACCCCGATGGCACGACAATATCCGACCAAGAAAAGAAGAAGGCACAAGAAGCAATAAAGAACGCACAAGACTTCGAGAACATAACCATAAACAAGGACGCAGAGATAAAGGACTTAGAATACGGCGGAGAGTTTCACGATATGCAACCTGCACTTGACTACTTGGGCAGGAAATTAACAAGAGTATTAGTTCCCGGATTCTATATGCACGGGGACGTAACAAGATACGCGATAGCCAAGGAACAGAAGGCAAGTTTTGATATGAGAGTGGGAGCAAAACGAGACATTATACGGTCCGATGTTGATTCAATTTTTAAGGAGATAGCAGAGTTCAGAGGTTATGACACCGACGTGACGGTATCATTTGGTGAATATTCAGTACCGACACGTGACGACCTAAGAGACGACTGGAAAGCAGGATATATGACCCTCAACGAAATAAGAGAAGCAATAGGTTTGGAACCAGACGAAGAACTCGGAGATTTATACTCTATGGAGTTCAAGGATTTGCTCACACCCGAACAACAGATGCAAGACGGTTTGGAAGCACTAAGGAAAGAGGTGGGAGAAGATGTCGAGGATTGACAGGGACATAAGAAGACAAAGACAAGACCGTATAAGAGACCACGCAAAATATAAAAAAATAAAGAGGAAGCAGGACGTTGCACATAGGAAGATAGACAAGAGGAAGTATTACGGGATAGGAGTAGAACAGGAAAAGTACGAAGAACTTATTAAGGACGGTATAGATTTCTCAAAGGTTGAAAACTTATTACAGCAAGTGTCGGAAGGTCTTAATGATATAGTCGACGACATAGCTATGGCAGTTGCTTTTCCGGATTTATACAAGACACAGAAACTTATTGATATTGTGGGTGTAATAGGAAGTTGCAGGGACAAAGGAGGCAGGAGATTATTTGATACAGAGGGAAACCGTGTAGAAGTAGATAAAGATGAACTACGAAAAGATACGGACGCAGTCCTTAGTGAACAAAAGGGATACCTGCAAAACTTAGAAGAGGACACCCGTGACAAGATAAGAAATGATATAAGACAGGGTCAAGCAGAAGGTAAATCAATATCCGAGATGCGTGACGACATTTTAGAGGACGCAGAGGATATGGCGAAACATAGAGCAGAAACCATAGCAAGAACCGAAACTATAAGAGCAAGTGCCGAGGGTACGGAAAAAGCAATTAAAGCATCAGGGGCAGAACACGTAATCTGGATGGCAACCGAAGATAAAAGAACTTGTGACATCTGTAAGGATTACAATAAATCTCGATGGGAAGTTGACGACCCCAAGAGACCGAAACCAGTCGAGGATACTCACCCTAATTGCAGATGCACAGTAATAGCAGATTTATGATAATATGGCAAGATTAATTCACGACATAGTAGAAGGAATTATAAAAGAAACCGATGAACCTATCACATCTAAGGAAGTATGGCGTAGGGCACAGAAACACAAAGAAGGTGTTAATTACTCGACAGTACGCAGACACCTGCAAAGACACACCGAGAGAAGAACCAGTAAGGTAAAAAGGATAAAAAAGATGGTTGACGACTACGCAACCGAGAGAAAGTTTTATCACTACTATTGGGACGGAGAAAACAGAGAACAGGAACAGATATAAAAGGAGCAGTAAACAAGGATAGTATATGAAGCAGGTTGAAATACGCACCGAGGACTACAAAGTCGAAAAGGACGACGACGGGTATCGGATTAAAGGACTTGCTCTTCCCTTTAACAGAGAATCCAAGAACGGAGTCAACTATAACAAGGAGTCTTGCATAGAAGCATCGGAGACTATGGTCGGTAAATCACTTCTATGGAATCACGATGAAAGTCAGTTACCACTTGGCAAAGTTGACAAGTTCGAGGAAGGAGAATACGACGGACGGGAAGGTATGGTTTACGAAGCAGAGGTTGACCCAGAGGAAGAAGAAGCAGTAAGAAAACTCGAAAGGGGCTACATAAGTAACGTTTCTATTAGGGCATACATAGACGAGGATTCAGTAGAGAATGATGAAGTGTGGGTAGAAAGTTTCGGAGAGTTAAGTTTGGTCAACATAGCAGGTTTCGACGAGACCAACGTGATGAGTATGCAACAGTTTCAAGAAAAGTATATAAATGATTCAAAATCAGAACAAGAAAAAAATTCCGAAGGTGATAATGTGACAGAAGAAAAGGAAAAGGAACAGGAAGTCGAAGAACCACAGGAAGAACCACAAGAGGAATCCGAAGTAACAGAGCAGTCAGACCTTTCGGAGAAAGTCGAAGAACTTGCCGAGAAGGTGAACCAACTTTCCGAAAGAATGTCGGCACTTGAAGAACAGATTAAAGCAGAAGATGACGACGAAGATGATGAAGACGATGAAGAAGATGAAAAGTGTGACGACGATAAAGACGACGAGGAAGAAGCAGTAGAGAAAGAAAAAGCTCCTGTTCAAGAAAAACCTAAAAAGTCATTTAAACAAGTTCTCAAGGAGGTGAGACGTAAATGAGATTAGAAAGCAAACCACAAAGAAGTGTCCGTGCAGTAGGTGAAGCACTTACAGGTGCGATAGAAAAAACCGATGAACCAAAGTGGCAGGAAGTCAAGGAACACATAACCACTATGAAACAGGCACAGGGATTAACGGAAGACGTTTCCGACAACATCATAGACGACGAGTCGGACCTTTACGTTACTGTCCTTGCAGACTTCATAGACAACGCACTAAGACCAACCTTGATAGCACAGGACGTTATCAAGAGTTTCAGTCTTGACCTATCCGGAAGTCCATCAGTACAGATTCCGAAAGGAGAACTGATAGACAAGGACGCAGTAGGCGACTTGAACTCCGATGGTACATTACCAAGTGGAGCAGAAGCAGACGAAGGTTGGACATCTGAAACTGCCACAGTTGGTTACAAGGTTTCTTGGACACAGTTCACTCAGCAGATGCTTGACAAAGCACCTCTGAACTTGATAACTGACAGGATAGAGAAACTCGGTTTCGCCATAGCACACCAACTCGACCACGACATCATAGAACTGTTCGGTAACGACGCAGGAGTAAAGGACGGAGACCCGACAGACATAAGTTACGATGTTATTGTGGATGCAATAGCAAACCACAGGGACGAGTTCGCAAATCCAGATGTGATTCTGATTAACCACGACGGTTGGGCAGAGTTGATGAAGGACGAAGATATGAAGGACGCACTTGCCTTTGCAACCACATCGGAAGGTGGAATCGCAACAGTCCAGAATTTCGGTACACTCAGAATCATACCGAATGCACAGATACCCGACGACAAGTTCTATACCATTGACACAGACCAATGTGGATGGTTAGTATTAGGTGAAGACCTAAGAACTTTCGACGGAAGAATCAACGACACCGTTGCTCACGAAGTAATAGCTTTGAAGGCATACGCAATGGAACTGTCAGTTGANGACGCAGTCCAAGAGGTCGACTACTCAGCGTAGTCTGACCAACCCCTCTCTTTATTTTTATGAGGGAAACAAAGGTGTATAGAAAATGAGTTATGCAGACCCATCAGACCTTAAAGGGAAATTTAGGAGTTTAGGGGAACGTTTCACTTCTGTTGACATACAAAAGGAACTCGACGAAGCAAACAGACGAGTACACAGTAACATAGGCAAACACCTTATAGATGTAAGATACCGCGACAGAGGAAAAGACAAATACGACCTTGACTTCGGACAGATTCTTGAATTTAAGAAAATCCTATTTGAAGACGGATTAGTAAACTCCGACGCATACACAGTTGACGAGGAAGAAGGAACAGTAGAATTTAATGAGGATGTTCTCGAAGAGATGTATATGGGAGGACAGATAGAATTTTACTACGTTCCGGAGAGGTTCAAGGATTTAGAACTGACCTATGCGATAGAACAAATTTTAGAACTCACATCCACAGAGATGGGTGACGAACTCAAAGCAACCAAAACCGAAAAGTTAGCCGAGAGAATAAAACACATGGAAGATAGGTTGAAGTCAAGAGGCAACACATTCAGAACAAGAGACCACAAACCTTGGCAACACATAAGGTGGTAGTATCATAAAAGACAAGAAGGAACTAAAGGAAGCAGTTAGGGAGGAACTCCTAAATATAGGAGAGGCACTTGTCTCCCAAGCAGTAAAAAATGTCCACGAGTACAAGAGAACGGAAAACAAACTAATTGATACAGGTCTAATGGTCAATAGTTTCGACTACTTTTACCGAGGGGGTATATTGTACTTCGGTAACACGGTTCACTACGCAAAATACCACGAGTTCGGGACGATACATATACCTAAACGTCCGTTCATTAGACCAGCCATTAGAAAGGTTAAGCAGAGATACAACGCAGGACAGATATAAAAGGCGTAATGCCCCATACTAAATTGTCCAAGAGGGACAAACTATGAGACCACAAACAGCCATAAAGAAAGTTGCGAATATCATACAGGATAACGTTAAAGACCCAAATCCAAACAGGCGAAAAGACGGTCTCAACTGGGTATACCGTGACACCCCTCGACAAGATGCTATGCACCCACGTATACAGGTAGACATCGCAGGGGGAGCAGTCGAAAAGGAAAGCATAAATTCTTTGAATCTAAGACACCACTTAAACATAGACATAAAAATATTCTGGGACAAGTTAGACTACGAACTAAATTACGAAGGTCACTACATAACAAACGCAGAGGACGGTATAGATATACTCGCAGACAAGGTAATGGATACATTAAGGAACGAAGCAATAGAGTTGCAGGACGAAGGATTAATGTTCTTCCTGCCGACCAACACGGAACAATTTTACACGGACGACGGTAGACTCGAAAAGGTCATATCGTATGAACCACACATAAGGAGGTGAAAGAATGGTAAACAATTTAGAGGACGTGACGACAGGTTTAGTAGATGAGGTAGAACTCTTGGACTCCGACGACATCAACAAAGAAGGAGACTGGGGACAGATAGTTTCCTGTTCAACAGAAATCGACCAAAACACAGAGAAGTATGCACACGTAAATTCAGAAGCAGAATACACACGGATAGTCGACGGTGTAGTGATGCCTTCTGGTTCGATGGAGTTCCGAGTTACTGACTTGGAAATCTTTAAACTCTTCGGAGAAGAGGAAAACGACAAGATAGAGATAGGCAAGAGACAACCAAAGTTCACCATAAAGACAAGCACATCCGAAGGTAAACACAACGAGTTTACTGACGCAGTTTTCACAGGGTTCTCATTTAATGTAGCAAGGGAATCTCCTATGACGTTAAGTGTGGACTGGATGGCACAGTCAGTAGAATCAAAGACCACAAGTTTATCTCCGGAGAGTCCCGACGAAAGGTTCTGGACAGACCTTGATGTATTTGTCGAAATAGACGGAAGTAAAGTAGGGATAGTCGATGACTTCTCGATAGATATGGACAGGGAAGGTGCAGAACACCGAAGAGGAATATCCGACAAAGCAGAAACCGACAGACGTGGAGTAGATTACATCAAATTGGGTTTGATAGACCTTACGTTGGATATGTCCATAGAGATTACTGACGATACTGCTTGGGACGAGTGCGACTTCGAGGAAGACACAAGAAGTGACAAGGACATAACTCTCAAGTTCGGAGAAGAGGACAAGGAAATCGAAGTAACAGGAAGATTTAGCGTAGTAAGTGACGAGAAGGCAGACGACGCAGATGAAAGGATAGCAGACCTCACAGGAGAAATCAAAGAAAACATCACCGTAAACCTTGATACATCAACTGAATAGGAGGTGTGAATGTGCGTGAGATAGAACTCAAAAGCCAAGACGAAACAGTAGAACTCCCAGACAAACTTAACGTTTATCAGATAAAGGACGTGATGAACGAACTCTCGATGAACGTGGACAAGAATGAGATTTCAAACTTCGGGGACGTATTGTTCAAAGTAGCAGAGATGGCACTTGATAAAACAAACGTTAAGATAGGAGACCTCGAATGGACTGAAATCACGGAAATCGCAGAACCCTATTGGGAGCAGATACGTAAGTTTCAAGGGCAATAAACTTTACCGAAGGAACAGACGTGAACTACAAAAAGTAGCAAGAGCAGTAACGGGCAAGAAAGCAAAGACCTTGAAGATAAGAAACCACAAAGTTCGAGACGCATACGAGTTCTATCAGATGGCAAATATGGGACTATCAATAGACCCAGAAAAGATAGACCCAGAGGTTGTAAGACTTATGCAACATCTGGACACGGAAATCAATAAGGTGGAAAAGAATGTTTGAAATAGGTGCAAAGGTACTTCCAGACTTTAGTGAGTTTGACAAGTCGATGAAGAAGAAGAAACCATCAGTAGAGTCGAAACCATCTGGAAAAGCACCCACAGGAAACGGTGAAACAGGCGACGGAATAGGTGGAATGATAGGTGCTATCAAAGGAATGAAAATGGGTCTTCTTAAAGCATTAGGACCACTCGCACTCATAGCAATAATAGCTAAAGCAATAATGGGACTCGAAGCAGTCCAGAATATGATGTCTGCCTTTATGAAAATAATCCAAGGGTTTTTGCTTCCGTTTATCAAGATGGGTATGCAACTTCTTGAACCAGTCTTAGGGTGGATGATGCAGTTGCTTATGTTGTGGTTAGATTTCTGGGATGACCCCGTGGGAAATTTCACGGAGGCAGTAAGCGAAGGAGTAAGTGGACTCTTCGAGGGAGTAGGAAACTTTAGGGACTGGATTCTCGACAAACTTCCAGAGTTCTCTGTAATCAACATACTTAGTTTTATGTTTCCCGTCATAGGCATAACAAGAATACTCGCAAGGATTTTACCTGAAGGACTACAAGAGGCGATATGGAACGGACTCGTAACTATATGGGAAGGACTCAAAGATTTCGGTGAGTGGGTCTGGAACTTCATACTGAACGCACTATCCTTTATTTCAGACCTTGGACAGAGGATATGGGACTTCATACTAAGAGGTCTTGAATTTATAGAAGACTTCGGACAGAAGATATGGAACTGGATAACGACAGCACTAAGTTTCATAGTAGAACTCGGAAAAGATTTGTGGAACTGGTTTGTCGACTCCTTAGATTATATTGTAGACTTGGGCAAAAGGTTTTGGGACTGGTTTGTAAACGCACTTAAAGACATAGCAGACTTAGGAACAAGAATATGGAATCATATAAGGGACGGTCTCGGAAACTTGGGCAGAAGAATACGTGACGGAATACTAAGTTTAATTCCCGGAGTAAGTGCAGGGCGTTCGAAAAGTGTAAACGACTTTATAATTACGTCCGGAGGTCAGGTCTTAGAAACACACCCACGAGACACCATTATAGGAACTAAAACCCCACAGAACCTTGGAGGTGGAGGCACAAACGTAGAAGTAAACATACAGGTAGATGGAGTAGCAACGGAAGAGGTAGTGGATAAAATGAAGAAAGAACTCGGAAAAGAGGTAAATAGAATAGGTAGATTTTAATGCACATAACAGAACTAAGCACGGGCAAGGAATACCACTTTAACGTGGACGTAGAAACCATCAGAGACAATATGTCGCAGGGAGTCAGCAATATGACGTTTCCAAACCAAGAACCCGAAGAGGGAAGTTTTATGAGGTTTAGTGGCAAGAAAGGGACATGACCTTTCAATTCTATATGAGGGACGACGGTGAAGACAGAAGCAACGGAACACACACAGACGAAGTAATAACACCACAGGAACAAAAGGAATATCTGTTCAACGAAATATTCTTGGCAACAACAGGAGCATCTTGGGAACTGAACGATGAACTGTTCTTCAATAATGGAGTGGAAGTAGCACTTTCCGACGTAGACATAACCATAGAATCCACAAGTCCACTTGAATACATCGTAAGCATAGAGTTCCTTGTCGGTGGAAACCTTATAGGTGAATAGATGGCTATCACAGATTTTAATAAGAAAAAGAAACTTGATGTAGCATCAGTAACAAACACACCTACAATTTCTCACGCAGTTCCTATAAAAATAACCAGCGGAGACGACAGCACCACAGGCACAGGAGAGATAGTTCTCGACTGGACAAATATTTCCTCAGAGTCAGACATAGGAGTCTACGACGAGAACGGTAACCTACTCGACTACTGGATAGAAGAGTTAGATACTACAAACAATACAGCAACTATCCACGTTTATAGAGACTGGGTTCAGGACGGTTCTACACAAATACAGGTAGCTTATGGAAATGGGCCGAGCGACCAATCCGTAGTTTCAAGCACAGTTTTCGACAAGGAAGATACGAACTCAAACTTAGTTTCTGGCTGGGCACTAAACGAAAGTTCGGGAGATGCTTTAGACTTAACTTCAAACAACAACGATGGAACGGTACATGGAGCAGACCAAAATGTACCAGGGATGGTCAACGGAGCGTATTATTTCGATGGGACGGATGATTACATAACAATTGAAAATTCTCAAGAACTTCAAGATTTTAATAATAAAATTACAGTTTCAGCTATTATAAACCCCGATGAACTTGATGGAAGAATCGTTGCTTTTTGGGAAACGGGGGACAACGATGGAAAATCATTTTTATTCAATGTTGAACCAGATGATGATACATTAAGATTTTTTATTAGGGGTGAAGATGGTAATAAATATGCAGCATATTCAGACCCAATACAAACAAATAAATGGTATCATGTCGTTGGTGTTTATGACGGAAATAATGTTAAAATTTATGTCGATGGCACAGAATACATTGGGGATAGCTATACAGGAAATATTGAAACAAGGACAGGTGATTTATGGATAGGTCAAGGAGGTTCAAGTCTTAGTCCTCCAAGAAGCGTATTTGAAGGCAAAATAGACGACGTCCGCATCTACGACCGAGCCCTATCGCAGGATGAGATAACTGCGAAATTCTCAGCTTCAAAGTCAAGCCCAGATTTCTTCTCCCAGCAGGCGGCAGAGAGCACGGCATTAAATGTTGAAACACTTGAAGCAGAAGACATTGCATTTGACTCGGCAACCCT